CGCACTGACTGAAATTAGTCGCTTCAAGGTTGAATCCGCACGTATACCATCCGCATAGTGTTGTCTAAGCATTGTAATTCTATGTTTTGAAAGAGTGGTTTGTGAGTACTTGACTGTCATTCCAAACATGGAACAATGAGCCATTATTTTCCCAAATACTGACTTCACCATAGCTTCTGAGGCTTGCGGTATCTTAATAATCGCGTCAACGTCATCCGAATATACCATTATTGTCTGGACGTCTAGATCAGTCATGACTCTTAATAGCTTCATCATTATAAGTGTGTGCAGTGTCCACAATGGATTCACCCATCCCTCGATCCCTCCTAGTTGTCCTTCGGACACAGTCACATCGTCAAGGTACTCATCATAGTGATAAACAGTCAAACTTGAAAAGTAATTTGGCAATTCTCCCCAACCCTCATGACCGAACAATTCACCTATAAATTCACAAAGTTCCGATGTGTTCTCGTATTGCATGGATTGATTATGACCCTCAATGTCAAGTAACAGAGAATAATTATCTTTCTGTGCCAGTTGTCGTGATGCTTCATGTATAATTGCCTTCCTTTTCTTGTCCGTCGGTGTCATGAGTTGTTCATCAAAGTATGATAAAGCCTTCTTCATCTTTGTGGCGACAAGACTTAATCCATGTTTGTTTTCCAGTACTGCGTTTCCGAATAATCGTGCTTCTACCTTCTGTTCTCGTTCTTTCTCAATCAGTCTGGCTGCATTTGGTATGGCAACTGGCTCTCGCCTTTGTCTTGTCTTAACTATACGTTTCGGGAGTGGTGTCAATATCCTATTTTCAAAGAAGTTCTGCAGTTTATACTTCTTCTTTTCTATCACTTGAAGCAATTCCTTTCTACTGTCACCAGGTCCGAAAGAAATCGTAGACTTCAATGCACCTTTGTCCTTTGCGAATTCTAGGGGATCATCAGTTAACGTGTTATCCATGCAGTCGAAAATCTTCATGTCATCCCACCAACTTAGTGGTAGCATTTCAATGGCTGACAGATTACCTCTTTGAGCATACGTCTCAAGCATTTTCTGTTTACCAACAGG